TTGTACCGTATGATGAATTTAAGTGTATCTCAAAAACATAGTCATACGGCTTGAAATTAAAGTATTCACCGAATTTGATTATCTTTCTGTACCAGTTCTGCGAAGTGTCCGCAATAGTCACTGCGCAATACTTTGAAAGCTCTTGTCTTATAAGCGTTGCCATTTGGCGCGTTAGGTTATCTTCTCTATAGCCATTACCCACCGCGCCCGGGTCACCGTTGCCATGTCCCGCGATTAAAAGAACCTGCATAACTACTTCTCCTTCGCCTGCTTAATCACATTTGCAGCGTATACCGCCGCCATGCCGCAAATAACACCGTTTACAATCGCGGAAACGACAATCTCACGCGAGAATACAGCTGCAGCGCATACGTTCAAAATCACGCCGATTACAACCGCCGCAAGCGGTATAAAACGGTCAGGGAAGAAACTTGCACGCTTGAGCGCATAACAAATTCCGTATACCGCCATTGCAACTACCCACATTTCAGGGGTAATCTGCTCCAAAAATGCTGTTGTGATAGTGTTCATGTCCATTGTTTCATCCTCCTTATACTCCAAAACCTAAAAAAGAATTTACCTCGTCTTCGTATTCCGGCTCATCAGGGTCAATCTCGCGTTTTTCTTCTTCGGCCATAGGTCTGCCGGCTATAAAGTACCGCAGCGCATCAGGTGCATGCGTAAGCTCGTGCGGTTCCCTCGCTACATCACTGGGATTCTTTTTGTCCATCTGCACACCGGGCAAGCAACGTATAAGCTCCGTGCAGTTATTGAATATTCGAAGTCTTGGCGTTACTCCACCGAATTCATCAGGTGCAGGCTTTAACCATTCTTTGAGGTCCAACCAGCCTTGAACGCGGTCGTTCTTTGACTTAACAAGCGGAATCTTGTGCTCTGCAAATATCTCCGCTACACTTCGGCCTGTATCCTGTCTTCGATTCCACTTGTCCGGCGGAGCTATGTATGCGTATATATCGTCCTCGCCCGTGTACTCGAGAATGAGCTTCGCGGCTTCCGATATGATTTTCCCGCTCTCGTACAATTCGCGGTATACATACGCTCTCTCATTATCGTCTACCGCTATCCAGTAGCCCGCAAGCATATCTAAGCCGTAGTCCATTGCAAAGTACCTGCGCCAATGTTTGGGTATCTCAAACGGTCGTATAACGTGTTTTTCGCGCTTCCACTCAGTGAAGTACTGACCGTCGAATATGTCCCAGTCACCGTATAAAAGCGCCGCCTTGTCCTTCTCGGATAAGTTCTCAAGACGTTTTAAATAATCCGGGTCATTCTCCATAAGTTTGGGATTGTCCTGCACCTTTGCCGGCAGAAATATCCGTGTACCGCCCGTCTTAGTCGTGTGCAGCGTGTCAGGCGGTCCTATGTCTATAAACCGCTCTTTTACCCACGCGTGCCCGACTCCTCCCGGGTTCGTTGAGCTTTTTACCTGCTTTGGGAATCCGTTTGTACCGCGCACACGGCTTATCAGATATACATACATGTCCTCTGTAAAGTGTGTCAGCTCGTCAAATCGTATAACGTCGTATTCTGCCGACTGATATTTGTACACATCGTTTGCGTTGTCGCAGTACCCAAAATCTATTATCGAGCCGCCTTTAAACGTCATAGTGTGCGTCGATGAGTTGTACTTGTATATCTCCCTCGGATATAACCCGAGGGCGGTTCTGATAAGCGATTTATCCAGTTCCGGAAATGTCCGGCGCAGGATAAGTTGTTTTGACCCCTGGTATTTAAGCGCGAATAACAACGCATCTATTATCTGCCCAAAACTCTTGCCGCCGCCTGCCGCACCGCCAAACAACACCTCGTCCGCAGATGCTTTTATAAACGCTTTCTGACGCTTAGATGACCCAATATCAATATCCATCAGTCAAGTCCCTTTATATTCACGGTAATCTTATTGTCGCTGTCTATGTCCATCTTATCCGCTGGCCTTTCTCCCATCGTATCCCGAACAAAGGCCGCCGCACTCAAATCACCATTTACAGCCTTAGCCGCTACCGTTATCGCGATAGCTTCCTGCACGTTTATTCCGTTTGCAGCCGCTATATGCTGTGGTTTTGGTATATTCTCGCCTATATCTTCACTCATAAGTGCCTCGAAAACATCTTTAAACGTCTTTTTGCGCCTTCGCGCCTCTGCACTTGCCTTACCGCCTTTCGAGGCTTCTTCTTGGGTGAATGCATGTCCTCCAGGGATTAAATTGCTTTCATTTGCCATATGTCTATCTCCTTTACCCGCCGCCTCATCCGCTGTCCGTTATATACAGCTCCAAACAAAATTTAACTACTTGTAATCTACCATACTTTTTGAAAAATTCTCCACCAAACGGTGGAGAATTGAAAATATTTTTATAAAAAAAGAAACCGCCATTATTGACGGTCTCCCCTTTATTCTTTTTTCCCTAGTAAATAGTCTACGGAAACTTCAAAGTAATCTGCAAGCGCTATTAGCGCTGACAATTTTGGCTCTCTCTCTCCGCGCTCATACCTGCGTACTGCGTCGCTATTTAATCCGCATAACTCCGACAATACTATCCGGCTTATTCTTTTTTTCTCCCGCAACCGCTGCAACCTTTTTCTGAACTCTTCCCCATTGTTCATATTACACCTCTGCTAACGCTGACTGTTTCTTCTCTCGTTCTTCTTCGCGTTTTTTCCTCAGCATTTCCTTTTTACACTCTTTGTGATACTTTTGTGTGCCGACAGCTCCCACAATTTCTTTTTGACACCATTCACAAACAACTGTCCGTTCTCCTATTTTGCACTTCCCTTGCTTAATTCGTTCCTCATTAATACAATCATTGCATCTTGCTTGCGCACTTATTGTTATCCCGTCTTTCAATAATCTTGGTTCAAACTTTTTTCCGCAATTACATATTCTTGTGAACGATCTTTTCTTCACTGGCTGCCTCGGCTTATCCGGGTTAGCTGCCACATAGTCCCCGTAATGCATTCCGCTTTCCTTTACTTTCTTGCAATACTCCTCAAGCCGTTTCATGTTCTCCGGGTATTTATGTCTCGGTGCAAAATCATCCACTTTTTCACTCTCCTAACACTACATTTGCTTCCTCGTCCAGTACGTGCATAAGGTCTGTTACGTTTACATACCCTTTTGCGATACTGTCTGATAATTCGTTTACTTCTTGCCAGATCCGCGCAAGACGTTGTTTGCAGAAGCCCTCTTTATCTCTTAATACGGTGAAGAAGATAGCCCATGCATAATTAATAGCTTGTGTCTGAGCTTCGCGTTTGGCTTTGTATACATCCGCTTGCGTTGCAGGTCTGCGGTGGGGATTTATTTTCTTCCTCATTCCTTGAACAACTCCTCATATTTCATCCCTGTAATTGCTATGAGCTTGTCTATCATAGGCTTGCGGAAATGGTTTTTTCCTTTTAACTGGTTTCTTAATCTTATCGCGTTGTCATTGCACCTTTCCATGCCACACCGCCGTACCATTTCAAATATGCTTACTTTGTTATCATTCATCCATTTGCGCAAATTCGGGTAAATAACGGCGTTTTCCTTATGATACTTAAAATAGTTCGGGTTTGACTTACCGCAAGCCTGCGCCACGCCTTGATAGCTCACACCGTATTTCTCGGCTATCTCTCGGTATGTCAAGCCCTTTTCGCGTTCTTCTCGGTAAAGCTTAAATGCACCCTTATTCATTTTCTCCCGTCCTTTCCAAAGCCTTAACAGCTTCTATGTAATAGTCTATCTTGGCTTTGATGTTGTCTAATACTTCACCCGGAACGCCGCGTCTTTTCTCGCGCTCATAATTCGCCGTGTGCTTCGACACCTGCCGTTTCATGTATTCAAGTGCTGTCATGTTCTCCACTTAATCACCGCCTAATTACAAAATGTGCTATCAATCCACCGATTGCACCGCATACTAAACCGATAATAATGCTTGTTATCCAACTCACTTCTCCCCACCTCTTTCTTTTGGTGGTTCAGGAAGTGGCATCCAATGGGTGACACGCATACCTTCCATACCCTCATTACTAAAGTG